TGGACTCGGTAACAACTGCGGGGGAAGTGATGGCAGAACCCATGTTAAAGACCTGACCGGACGCCCATTCGTTCCCGGCGGTAGCACGATTCACGCCCTGGAAGGCCGAAGATGCCGTCACGCCAATATAAGGATTGGCGGTCGTGACGATTCCGGCAAGACCCATGGGAACGCCCGTCCCGGCGGCTTCCGACGCGGCATACCCGCCATAGTCGAAGATATAGTCGTTGGACGCATAGGTGAACGAACCCGTGGTCAGGGTATCCGTCCCCGCCCCACCAGCAGAAATGGCGGTGATTAAGTCTGTCTCAGCGATTCCGGTTGCCTGAGTAGGTCCGGCCCGCCAAACGTCAAACGCCATGTTCTGAAAAAGATACTGGGAGGGATTGGAATACCCATTCGCGTCAATACCGAAAAGACCCCAGTTGGCCGTGTCGCCATCGACAGTCGGGGCCGTCCCGGTAGCGGCGTTGCTGATGATAGCAAGCCGACCTGAACCATCACCCCAATAAATCTTATTCATCTTGCGAGGAATATAACTCATCAGGGATTCGGTTTCCTCTTTGACCAATTCCTTAATCGCACCCGCGCCCTTAGAACAGGCAACGAGCAAGCCGTCGAAATCCAACTTGCCATAAATGCGCTTCATGTAGAACGTGAACTGGTCGAACTGGGGATGAAGGGCGGTCGGATAGGCGGTCGTGCTTTTCGGACCGAAAGAATTGGCACTATTCGTTTCTACCTTGATAATCCCATACTTTCCAAGACAGGTATCACTCTCAGTTTTGAACCTGTCGTAAAGTTTACTGTTAGCATAAAAGCCCTTTTCCAAACCGGGCATGACATATTCAAGAAAGAACTTGTCAAACCCTGTGCTTGAAAGAGTGGCTGGTGAACCAGCGGCCATGTTATCCTCCTGAAAATAAAGCCCGCATCTCGGGAGTATTAAAACCCTCTTCTATTAAATCACTGAGACTTTCGGACTTTTTCTTACTTTCAATCTTACTGATGTCCACCTCATGTTTTCGGCTTTCAAGGCTCGGGGGCAGGTTTTCTTTTGTCTCTACGTATTCGGCAACCGCTTTGCCCGTAACCTTGGCCGCGACCTTCTTGTAAAGGTCTGGATACTTGGCGGCGAACTGTTCAGGGGTCAATTCATTCGATATGTCGGGAGCCGCAACACCCTTGCTTTTGCTCTGCATAAAGTGAATTTCCCTTACTACCTCACGGGACATCTCCGCAAGGTCGGTCTTCTTTCCCTGGGCCTTATACTGTTCGTTCTTTGCCAGTATCATTGAGGCGAACTGTTTTTGAGTGAGATTTTCTGCCCCATCCTCTGACATGATTTCGTCAATGGGGAACTTGTCTCGCTCTTCCTTGATGACTTTCCCAAGATTCGTTGCCGTTTCCTTGAGAACCATGGCGTTCGTGAACGCCTCTACCTGTTGAAGTTTAGTTTCGTAGGCGGCGACCTTCTCCCGCATCGCCACTTGGTCGTCAATCATTTTCTTTTGGAATCCGTCCGCATACTCGGGGTCGATTCCGTACTCTGCATAGATTGTGTTCTTATTAACTGGTTCGGCGGGCCTGAAGGTTTGTTCCGTACCCGGAATCCTATCGCCCGGTTTAATCGTTGTCAGGAGTTTTTCATACTTCTCGGCCAAGTCGGATAGTTCCCGGTGCTTGCCCTCGTACTCGCCCTCCCATTTACGCTTCTCGTCGGCATCGGCTTGACGCTTCTGCGTGTAGTCCACACCCATCTGCGCCCTGTCGATAAGTTCCTGTTCGCTGTAAACGGGAACGTCCCTTCCCTGCACCTTGAGGATTTTGTAGGGTGTGCGGGTTTCCGCTTCAGCCTTCTTCTTGTCGCATCCGGGGCAGGGTTCCTCTTTTGCCTCGGCAGGTTTGGCCTCCGAAGTATCGGCGGCTCCCTCCTTGGCAACATCCATCATCTCGGCCCACTTGGAGTCGAATCCATCCGAATAAGAAACTTCCGGTTCCTTAGACTGTCCCGTAGGTTGGGCTTGGTCTTGCGTCATAATGTTTATACTCCTCCGTTAAATAGATACCGCGGCTTCCTCTGCGGAAGATGCGGGTGATTGCGTGTTAGCCTCACCGCCCATTGGCGCGGGAGCCGATGGCGCAGGAGGTGCGGCGGCGTTCATGGCAGACTGAGGATTGGCCCCGCCCGTCGGGGCCGTAGCCTTTTTCAGCACCATGATAATCTTGAAATGTTCCATGATATGATTTTGCAGGGCATCCCACTTTTTCTGTTCCCATCCCTGCGCTTCCGTACTCTTGGCAAGATTTGTGTGAGCCGCCATGTGAAGTTCGTGGTCATCGTGCGGATAGATGAACACCCCGCCATCTTCGCGTTTCTTGTCGTGAGTGCCGGAGATAAAGGATTGGTTCTCTCTCTGCGCCCTTGTCTCGTCCGCAATATCCCCGCGCAGTTCTTCCTCGATATCTCCCTGTCCGATGAGTTTGAATATCTTGTTCCAGTCGATAGGTGCGCCCTGCTGTTTGAGTTCGAGCAGAAGCCTTTGCTGAACGACCTTGGACTGATGGATATTCACTCCGATATTCAACTTAACGTCCGTATTGCCCTTGAGGTCGGCCCCTTTGAAATAGGCTATGGATGCCTCTTTGGACCGCCCCACGATCTTAATGAGCCTGTCCTGCTTATAGTATTTCTCCATCATGCGGAGTCGGAACCGACCTTCCTCGATGAGCGTCTTATTGATGCGCTTAATCATCGGGTCAATTTTAAGGTTCTCCTGTTCAAGCATCATGGAGTAGAGTGAAGCCGGGGCGCGATTCGCACCCGTAGGCAACTGCGAGTAGGAAACCTCATGGACATTCGCCACGGTGTTAATCGCGTTCTCGATATACGCCATGAACGCGCCGACCTGCGGCGACAGTTCAGGAATCGGGATGGGCCTAACATCGCCCTTGCTGGAATCGACCTCTACGATTTCTGCCGCGTCGGTCGTGTACGCCCCGTTCTTAACGAGTGCGCCGGGTCCGATTTGCAACTTGGGACGCCACGCTTCGATATGTTCCGAGGTAATGGATACCATTCGGTTGTCGATGCGCTGTAGGTCTTGGACATGATGCATCGGCCCGGTATGCCATAGGCTACTTCCGTATCGTTTATAACCATAATGCCAATAGGGAATTTCTCCAAGGCAAGGATTGTCGCCTCTCCACAATATGATTTTCCCGACGATGATAAGGTATCGGCCCTGCGGGTATTTCTTGGTTGCTTTTTCCCAATAATACTTAACGATGTAGGTATGTTCATCCTTATCCTTTTCGTTTTCCTTCTCGTTCATTCCCTCGTATTTAGTGGCGTCTGTCGTTTCGCATTGGCGCAGTTCTTTCTTGGTGATATCGAAGTTATCAAGGATGGCGTCCTCTGTAACTTCGGCAAGTTCGATGAGCCAACGCATTTCTTCAACGGTCTTGGCGGTGGGGTCAGGCCGTATGTTAAAGACAGAAGGAACCGTGCCTATAAGTTCTCCGGCCTGTTTCACCGCCTTGGTTTTCCCGTCATCGCCCTCGCCCTTGATGTAACCGAACGCGCCCGTGTCCCAAGTCCACTTGCGCCATGCGTTGCCCGTGCGTATCAAGTCATATTTAAGTTCTTCGTTTAGGTTCTCGCTGTTATTGATATAGTCGTTATGGGCGAGAAGATTAGTGGCGACTTCGGCGGCACTAATATCCTCGGTATCGGACGAATTGGGAAGCCCGCTATACATGGAGACGAAATTAATCTTTCCTTCGATGGCTTCGGCCAGGGGCTTCATGCGATTAACGACAATCTTGTTCTTGCGGAACTTTAATTCAACGGGCCTCATTGTTCGGGTGACAGAATCGTACTCGCTGAACTGGTCCCCGTTCTCCCACGCGATAAGTTCCTTCCACTTCGCGTGATGCTCTTTGACTACCGGATGGTCCTTAACTTGCTTGTCGATGAATTCCACGAACTTTTGTTCGTCTTCTTTTCTGAGAACGGAAGTCTTTTCGTCAGGCATAATCATTCCCCTCAGAAACGCTTATCGTTTTCAAACACTTTCTTTCCGGCGGCATCCAACAGTTCGTATTTAAGACGCTCGGCATCCAACTTCTGCTCAGAGAAAAGAAAGTTACTGAGCGTCCCGATGAACTCTTTTTCAACGCGAATCTGTTCATCCAACTTGCGGACTAATTCCTCATGCAAATCAACCAAGAGGGCGAGTGCCGCCTTGTTCTTGTTAAACATTCATGTCTCCTCAATAATAATGGTCGTTCTCAATGGCGGCATCTTTGCTCTTTACGCGGGCCATAAACAAGTTCATCTCTTCTTCAAACGATTCCTCGATACTCGGCTTGAACTCTTTTCCCGACGGGAGTTTATGCACAATGTACGGGTCGGGGACGCGCCGATAGTCAAGATGATACGCAAGTGAATCCAGTATATCGTCGTGCGTAACGGATGGGTACTCCGTCAACTGATTATAGAACTTGGAATCCTTCATGTTCCTATCTAGGAAAATGCGCTTGCTCTGGAACCATTGTTTGAGTCGCCAAATGCGAACGTCCTTATTCCGTCCCTTGTGTTCGGCGTAAGAGATATTCAGTTCTGGAAACTTATGCTGAAAGATGTCAGCGATAGTCGTCCAGTATTTTTCCTTCTCGATACGGATACTGTCGGGCGCGTAGTTATCTTTGAGTTCTTTGATTTTGTCCATGAACTCGATTGGCTGAAAATAGAACTCGTCGGCCAGGATGACATACATATTGCCGTTGGTATCGGTATCGACAATGGTGATGCCCGTTGGGTCTTTGGAGAGTGGGTCTGCTCCGCCGGGGTCAACAATCATCTCGCGCCAGTACGGGTCGGGCCGTCGTGTCCAGTATTGAATCCATGCGTCGGGACACAATGCGTCCTCTTCGCTCAACGGCTTGAGTAGGTACTGGGAACTGAAGATATTTGAGGACTGGCGTTTCCTGATGATTTCAAAGTCATCAACGGTGAACCGCTCAGGGAACGTCACGCCCTTGGCCTTGTCCCTATCAACGTAGCACGGGAACTCCAGTCGTGCGTATGTCGGGTCGTTCCTGACCTTCCACGTAAGACCCTGAAAGTGATATGGGGTTCCCACGAATACGTCGGACCCGATGCCCCGGCTGTGGACCTTCGTAAGAACCGACTGTTGATACATGAACGAGTTTTTCAAGTCGTCGCGTTGCCCTTCGGTCTGATAGTTTTTCTCGTTCTCCAAGTCGTCGTTCACCATCGAAAGGGTATGCTTGGAGGCTTGGGTCGTGTCGGTTGATGTGAAGTCCAAACGAACCCGCTTATGGTCAATCCTGTTCTTTGTCATCCCTCCGTATCCCTTTTCGTCGGTAGGGAGTTCGGGGAATATCCAACGGAGAAAATCGTTCTCCAAGAGAAGGTGTTTAAGGTCGGCCTGAAAGTTCCATGCGTTCTCTTTGATGGCCGTGTTGTATGTAATCGAGTTGGACTTGCGTCGGGCTAGGCTCATACAAAAGAAATGGGCGAAGTATCCGAGAAGCACGGTTGTCTTGAACGAGCCTCGGAACGCCGATAGATACTTGCTCTTTGCTGAGTTCCGGCGCGGGTCTAGGAAATCGCACATCTCCATGTGGATTGCGCCCATGTCCTGAAACTTGTCATCGAAAGCCTGAGAGCATACGTTCTGCTCAAAAAAGAACAGGTCTTGACAGGCGACGCGCCACTCGTCCCTGCTCTTAAGGTCTTTCGGCGTATATGCCTGTACTATCATCTCTCGTCAGTTGCCTCATCTGCTGATACTTTTCTAGGCGGGCAACGGTATCGTTGCTGATGATGACTTGGGTGGTGGACGTTTTATCGACCTCAATCTTTTGGGGCGGGTTCGCGTCCATAACCCGAATAAGCGTCTCCACGGTTTTGTGCTGAATGTAGTTATCGGGCATGGTCGGGTTAAGCGGAGACTTGGCATCGAGTAGTTCCTTGATTTTATCTGCCACGGAATCCATATCAACGCCCTTGCGTTTGAGGGCTGAGCGGAGTTTCTTGTTCTGGAGGAGGGCCTTGGTGACGCGCCCGCCGTTCATTCGGGCCAGGTCGCCAGTTCCGAGGCCCGCCGCTACCGCGCACTCCTGCCTTTTTGCGATGTTGAAGTTCTGGTCCTTCCATTTCTCGATGAAGGTAGCGTCCTTCTCGCTGAAGTCCTCGCGGGTCTTAATCCCTTTCGGCACGTCGCCCCCTAATCTCTTCGTCTTTGGTGTTCGCGTAGATGGCCCGGAGTTGGGCCATGGCTTCTTTGCGTGTGGCGTGGCATCCCTTAACGGAGTCTGTTAGTTTGTTCACGACGCATGATTTGTTCCCGCGCCTGACCACAATCCAAGGCATAGCCTACACCCCCAACGCAAGATATGGTATCATCGTCAGGAAATCTACGCCCAATAAATTGAATTGTCAAGCCCCGAATTGGGCTATATGGGGAGAATAAAAAATGAGAGGGGGCGGAAGCGGACCATCCGACCCGAATTAGGCCTAAGCCTCCTTGCAAAGCAAAGTGGGTCTAGGACCGCTCCGCCCCGACCTGACTAGAGAAAGGAGGGAAACTAATCAGGTCTCGGTCTCTCGCTAAAGAATATAATCAAAGCCACCCTTAATGTCAATGAATGTGTAGATATATCGCACGACTACGGGAGATGTCCATGTCGTGTACCAGCTCATTTCTTTCTCCTGATGACCTTTCCTGTCTCGTAGTCCAGAACTGGGTGCTTGAAAGCCTCGGCCATGAGCTCATAATCTGCCCTCAGCTCGGCCAGCGTCTCACCATACGGGGCCATTGAGTCCTTTGTCCAGCCGTCAATGCCGTAGAACTCGTATATCCCGTAGCCGTAACCGAGATCGCCCAGCCACCGCATTACCCGATATTGCCACGTCATGCCTTTACCTCGTATCCGAATCCCACCTCATCCTCAATCTCCTGTGCTTCTCTCGCAAGGTCGATTAAATACTGACCAACCTCGCGTGGCATGGCTAACCCACCCTTAAGCACCTCGCCCCATTGACGGACGTGGGCTATCAGAGCCTTGTCCCGATATACGTGCGTGGCAACGGGGGATACCTCAACCTTCTCCCCCGGCTCTGGGTCGAAAAGCGGACCCTGTTCTACGATGTCGAAATAACGATACTTTTTCATGTGTGACGGCCTCCCCCCTTACCTACCCCTTGGCCCGCCCTCGTTCGTTCCGCCACGGGCTTCCTACAGCGTTTTGCGGGTATCTCATCTGGGGTTGCCAACTCGTTCTCCTTGCCTGAAAGGTAAGCATCGCGTATTTTCCTGAATATCTTGGTCCCCGGAATGTCTATCCCCGTGATGTACTCCAAGCGTTTAACGGCCCTGAGTTTACTGTCCGGCTGAACGAACGGCCCCTCAATCATGTCGATTAACATAAACACCTCTTGCCTATCTACGATGTGCTTGACCATTATTTTTCCTCCCAATCATCGCCCTTCGGCATGGCCGTACCGCAGAACGGACAATACTTAACGTCTGCCAAGGCATAGTTTCCAAAGGCCCCTGTCGCCACGTTCCACGACCCGTCCTCATCGTTGCCCCACACTATTTGCCTCTGGTTGTGAGCCAGGGCCATCTCTGTACAGCAATACTTAGCATCCATCGTCCTTCTCCTTGTCGCGCCTAAAGATATGCTCGTAATGTTCGCACGACCCCCCCACATACGGCGGCTTAATGAAATACGATTGCCCCACAGGCTCGGAAGGACAGGGCGTGTTCGAGTCCCACCGCTCACAGTCCTGCTTAATAGGGCAATCACCGCCACAGCATAGGCACATATCTTTCATCTAATCCTCCTTGACCTTCTGTATTTCGTTCCTAATTCTCCCCCATACCTCCAGCGTGTGCGGCTCCCTCCCATACACCCCATCCCCCAGACTGGGTATGTAGTTCATAATTATCAAGTCAATCGCCCTCAAACACATCAACCGCTCTGCTAATGTCATCTCATGCTCCTTTATCATCGCTACATACCCTATATCCAACCCGC